CCCCCCCCGACCCCCCCCAACCCCTCCCTTCCTTTTAACGCCGCCAGATTTCCCCGCCGCCATTTGTTGCGGCAACCATCGCGCCATGTCCGCCAATTCAAAGTTGCCCGCCTGACCTGCCGATACGGCTTTATCTAACACTTCGCCGATTTGGTTTTCGTTGATGTCAAACTGTTGCATTGCCGAAATGGCGATTTTCGCCAAGTCGTCAGTGCTTGCGCCTGTTGCGGTTGCGCCTTTTTGTAAGGTTGGCAACAATTTCATGGCGGTATCGGCTTTTACTGCACCACTAGCAAGCATAGTATCCAATGCGCCCAAAGCGTCTTCCTTGGTTCCACCGCCAATTTCTACCGCACTTTTTACTGCGCCATTTAGCTCCGCTTTACCGGCAATACGCCCCGCCACGTCACGCTCGGCGAATGCGGTGTTAGCTGTCATCGCAAGAGCGCGCTCCTAATCCATTTGTTTTTTCATTGGTTGCGCCAACACCATGCCTGCCGCAGTCTCACCTGCTGCTAAGCCTGCAATCCCACGACCAATATTGCCTAAACGTTGCCCCATGGAGACTTTGCCCATTTCCGCGTTCAGCTCCGCAATGCGGCGTTTTGTTGCCACAGCGGCACGGTCTAATTCTCGACCGGAAGCAATACCACTGCGTTTTAATTGGTCGTATGCCGCACGGGTGCGCATGATCTCATTTTGGATACTGTGTTCACTGCGCACGCCCAGCATTTCGCGGTTGCGTGCCGCTTGTTGAATTTGGCGGTAGCTTTGCTCGGTCACTTGTGCCGTTTGACGTACCGCTCTTTGTTGTGTTGTAGCACTGCGTTGAGCTTGGTTTTCAATATTTTTGGTTGATTTGCTAACACTGTTTTCAACGCTTTTCACCACGCCACTGGCGTAGTCTTTCGCCTTGAGTGTTAAAGAGAGATCCATATTTGCCATTTTTAAACCTTGTTTAAACGTAATTTAACAGCAATAAAAAAGGGGCATTACGCCCCCTTATTTTTACGACGCTTAAAAACATAGGACGTCGTAGATTCTTCGGTGTGTTGTTGAGTTTTCGAGCCTTGGCTTGCCAGATAACTGTTAATCCACGCTGCCACTTCGACATGACACATATCCCAGACATCGCGCGCCGAAAACCCGAATTTCCCCAACAAAATGGTTGCCGAGCGGTAGTTTTCATACGCCTGCCACACTTCTTTGACATTGCTTTTTTTTACGCTTCGTTTGCCGTCTTTTGGTCTTCCGAAACGCCCATGCGCTTTTTTCGCAGTTGATTGATTTCGTTGTTAATCAACACGTAATCATCAGTAGCAAGATTATCCAACAAAAATGCCGGAGTTACTGCCTCGCGCGGAATACCGTCAAACTCGACTTGTTGCGCCAAATACGCTAAATCAACCAGCATTTGCTCAGCATGACTTAATGTCTCTTTGTCGCTTAATCCAAGATCATTAATGACTTCCAACGCTTGGCATTCGCCCCCAACGGTCAAAATCTTGACTAACACGTCATGGTGTAGCGTGCCGTTATACAGCACGCCAAGTTTCAAACGGGTTTTCATTATTCTTCAACCTTGTCTAACGCTACCATTTGCAAATCGCGCATTTCTTCGCTATCTACGGTATAGCTTGTGCCGGTTTCTGTGGTAAAACAGCCGATGTATGAGATTCGTTTACCGTTTTCTTCTTCCACCGTGATTTTCGCATCTGTCACGTTATCCCAATCAGGCTCTGGTGCGTTTAAAGGCACCACAACGGTGATTGACAACGCATATTCAGTAATACCTTTCGCAAAGCCTTTCACACGTCCTTTGCGGTTAATGGTCTTCACCGGCTTGCGACCGGTGGTAACACGCACATCTAACTTGGTTAAGTCAATTTCTTGGCCGTCCACATCGACAATGCCAAGACTTGCAAATTCTTGGGCCATTTATGCCTCCTATAAAATCAAATCAACACGGTTGGCGACAATATGCAATCCGTTAACCACATCGGTCGGGATGACACAATCCAAGCGGTTCGGGTCAACGCCGTTACGTTTCACCAACAATTTCGCTTTGTGTTGTGCCACGTTTTCCAAGATTTCTTCGTTTTCCAGACGTAACAAAACGTCCAGAATTTCCGACCGCACTTTATCCGGTGTACGTGCAGATAATTTGGCACGTGGGAAACGCAACTCAATGCGCTGTTCAATGGCTTTGCGCGTATAGTCCAGCGTGCGAATGGTGGTTAAATCCAAATAGCTTGGGTCATCCGTATTGGTTGCCGACTTGGTGTAAGTGGTGATCGCACGCATAATGCGGACACGATGATTAACTACCGTAATCGGGGTTAAACCGTGGTATAACGCCTGATTCGCTTCCGTTAATAACGGCGTTTGTGTCGGGTCAACTTCCGTCAAGCCTTTAATTTCAAGGGTATTTAACGGGCGTGCCGGGTCTTCTTCACCTGCAATCACTGCGCCGAAACCTGCGGCGATGAGCGCATGAGATTCAACTGCGCCTTTATACCAACCGCACGTCACCCGTTCGCTGTTGATTTTTTCGGTGTAGGTCGTACCGGTCGCCATTGATCCACGCCATGCCAACACACCGATAGCCGGTTTTTTCTCAAGCGGCGCGGACACGGCTTCTAAATGGTCACGCAAGGCTTTCGCGTTTTTATCGTCCGCAAAAGGTGAAATGATGACGTGGTAATGCGTACCGGCAACGCTTGCTAATGCAGGGGCTAAATCCGCATTTTCTGCGCCGTTGGCAAAAGCGGTTGCGGACAATGTCATGTCTTTAGCCGTGTTTGTTGCGGTTAAATTGATCTCATTGCCGATGGCGCCTTTACATTTAGCCGTAAGCGTAATCGTGCTTTCGCTCACAGATGCCGTTGCCGGGCAATCTGTCGCACCGTTAATCACAGCGTTTAATCGGGCGGCAACATCCTTGGCTTTTTCACCTTTTGCTACGGCAACTTTGTAGTCAACACCGGCAATCGTTGCTGTCATAACACCTTGGCTGGTTGCCGTCCCGGTTAAAGCCAAACGACCACTTGCCGCCACGCCGGAGGAACTATCTGCCAACCCCATCACAGATAAACGGATCAAGGAGTTGTTGGTAATGGCCATGCGCGTCATTAAATGCGCCCATGAGCCGGCACCAAATGCGGTTGCTGCATCAAGATCGGAATACACGCGTAACGGCTGAGTAAATGCGGTTGTCCCACCAATCATCGGTGCAACAATTAGCACTTCTTGTTCGTTAGTCGGCAGAGTAGTTACCGCGCCTTTGGCGTTATACTCCGTATAAACACCCGGTTTGCGTAAGCTGTTCGGGATTTTTTCAAATTCAATGTTAGTCATTGCCTGCACCTCTCTGCTTGATGGTTGGTTGTACTTCGATTAAGTCGCCATCAGCGATTCTGCGCTGATAATAGACCGTATTTTCCACTTCAACCGGTTCCTGCTCGATGTAGGCATACGGCTGATTTTCTAATGGGACTTTCACCCCAGGGGCTGCTTTTACAATCATGTTTTATCCTTTGTTTTTACACTAAATCCGACCTCGGCATTGTTGTTCGGGTCATACAGTTTGCCGTCCACATGCTCAAGGATTGGCGACGCAGGGGAGAGTTCGGCCGCATAATGGGTAAACACAAAATCAGGACTTGTCGGGTCTTGTGTTTCTTCCGGATACAAACCGTCTTCCAGCGGGGTGACATCATCAAACGCGGCTTCGTACTCAATGGCATATGCCGTGACTTTCTCTGTGCGAAACTGCGCATTATTAAACAACGTCCGGATCGCCAGCGGCTTTAACGGTTTCACCAACCCGCCTAAACGTTGCGTATCCAACAACCGACGCACCGCATAAATCAACTGATTCGCACCAACCTCGCGTTTATCCACCCCGCCTTGTCGTGCAGCTTGGTTGCTGCGCAATGAGCGCACCGCCACAATCACCACAAACTTGGCTGTGGTTCGAAACGCATTGCCTCGCACCGTCATCTGCTCAATATGCGCACCTCCGAACGTCACCAACACCATCGGCAAACGCCCCGTACCCAGGCTTTCGTCGTCCAGCTCACCACCGTAGCTTTTCACGGTGTTCGCAAGCTGTCCCAAGCCGCGTGTCAAGCGGTCAACCAGTGCATTTTCAATTTCGGTTATCACGGCCAAAAATCCTATTGTTCGGATTGGTAAACATCACCACATTGCCATCACTTTGTTGCTCGTCTTCAATATCAATACCCAAGGAGATTTTTCCCGCTGCCAAGTCTTCAAGTTCTTTTAAACTCAATTTATAGCGCGTGATAATCTCGTCAGTAATCGTCACTTCCGACATGCTCGCCAAGCGGTAACGGGTTAAATCACAACAAATACGGGTGAGATTTTGCGGAATTGTCGGCAACGGCAAGCGATAACGCGCACTTAAATAACCGTCTATTTGGCTTGTGCTGTCAGATAGCGCAATGGTTAGCACGCTTTCATTCACCACGCCTTCACGTTCACGGTCAGTCAGTTGGATTGCCTGAAACTCCCCGATGCGCAAAACAAAATCTTTTACCGTTGCATACATGGCTTAATCCTCACACACCGGGACAAGCTCTAACCAAGGGTCTTCCGCCAAGGTTAAGATTTGTTCTTCCGTTAAGTCATCCGCTGCGATGTAAGCCTCATCGGTTTTGTTAAAGCGGTAACCGCAACGCCCATAGGCTGCCTGCGGATGGATGTCACGCAATTTCACCGAATAACCAATAGGCACAATCACTTGCCCTTCTTTGTCGTCCGATTCATCGTGTTTTTCTACCGTACTTTGGGGCGCACTTTCGGCGTTATCCGCACCGTTTTCGGTTTGGGTTTGCACCTGTTCTTTCGGTGCCGTTTGCACATCTTGCGTTACATCGTCTTTTTGGTCTTTCTTAGCCATCATTAACTCCTAGGGCGGTTTCCCGCCCTGATTGGTTATTCATTGATAAACGGAGAGGCAAGCACATCCAATTCGTTTTCGAGGATATTGGTTGTGCCATTGATTTGTTTGGTTTTAAATAATTCTTTAGCCGCGTATTCAAGATTGGTCGGAACCAAAATTAAGTTTGGCTGAATGTTTAATGCCTTGCCGCCGTCACCTTTTAAACCTTTCATGGTTTCAATGACTTTTTGCACATTTTCTTTAGTTAATTTGGTTTTTTCCACGCGGTGGATTAATTGCCAAAAACCGAAACCTGCTGCACCACGAGCACGTACCCCCCATAAGTATTCATCTTCCATGAAGACTCGTTCGGATTTTGCCGGATCGAATTTAGTTTCAATTTCCGGTGCAGTACGTTTTTGCCAAATCAGTGGTTTAATCGGTAAACGGGTATCCAAGATGTAGAACGTTGGCGCGTCGTTATCTGTACCCACCGTTAAGTTCACTTGGGTAGTGCTGTTGCCTGTGCCGTCCACTTTTTCATAGACCGGGTGATCTGTGTCAAAGAAATTCTGACCGTCATAGCACAGTGTAGATTTACCTTTTTTTAATAAGCCAAACACCTCTTCGTCAGGCAATTCAGCAGCGGATTGACCAGCAAGGCGCACCATCGGCAAGTACATACCAACCTGATCATCTTCAATTTCTTCACGTGGGATACCCACAGTTGACTCAAATTTTTTGTTAGTAATGCTTGTGCCTTGCGCTTGCATGCTTTGGATTTGACGTTGACCAACCCATTCGCGCATTTTCGGGAATTTACCTAAAAACCCGTAAGTATTGGTTTTGGTCGTGGATGGAATTTCCATAGCGATTTTCGCCCATTGAGTTGGGTAGTTTTCTAAACCGGCTGCAAATTCCTTACGAAAGGCTTCGGTGATATGATTTAACACCATTGCTTTATTGATTGACATTATTTAGTCTCCTTAGGTTGAGTATATTTGAGGTAGTCAGCATCACTCATGCCAAGCATTTTTGCGGCGGCTTGTTGTTCTGCGGTTAATGCCACAACATTACCTTTATTCGGGTCTTCGTTCGCTTGATGACCGCCAGCCAGTGCTGCAATCGGCGCGGCTTTATCCAAATAACCGGTTAATGCTTCGATACTTAGGCTTTCCGCCCAATCTTTTAACGCTGGCGATAACTTGCCTTTCGACAAGGCGGCTTCAATTAATGCGCTTTTCTTGTCTTTATCAATGCTCGATTTCAACGCATTAAAATCAGCTTGCAACGCGACGACCTGTTCTACCGGCACAAATTTAGCCGGGTCAGGTTTGCCTGCCTGCGCAGTGAGTGCAGCGACAGATTGTTCTTTTTCCGCTAATTTGGCATATACATCTAACAATGCGACCGGGCTGTCACCTTTCGCGGCGGAAAGTGCGGTCACTTTTTCGGTAATTTCAGCTTCGCTGGCGTCAGCTTTCAAAGCAAACAACGCACACAAGGCTTCCACTAATTTCTTGTCCATTTCTGGCTTTTCCTTTTGTTGATTTAAAAGTTGCACACTGGCGGCGACCATCACTTCGTCCATACCATCTAAAGCGGGGTTGTTAGTCAGTGCAGCGTGAAAGATTTTGCGAATATAACCATTCGTGTCATAAGCAAACACGGCAGAGATATAACGATATTCGCCATTTTTGATGTATTCCGCAGCTTTATCCGTCCAGCGGACATCGGCAAAAATCCCTTGCGGGTTAAAATAGAGATATTCCATCCAACCCGCGCTAGGAGCCTCTTTGCCGTTTTGTTGGGAATGTAAGATTTGGTGTTCGTAGTCAATGGGTAGGGGATTTTTCTGATTGTTAGCTAATGCCACAACATCAGTCCCGTTTGTATCGGTTACATACCATGCCTCCACATCTGTCGGTCTGCCGTCAGTAGCTCTAAATTTGCCATAAGGTAAAAGCTGGATGCGTCCATATTTCGCTTTGTCAATTTCAAAACTACAGGCTGCAAGGGTGAGTTTCATTCGTATATCCTGAAAAGTTAATCTAGGATTTCAGAATAATGGAGTTTTAAACATAAAAAGAGGGCGCACCGTTCAGCGCGCCCTTTAATTGAGTTTCTTATGGAAAATGAAATTGGATGTTGCATTTAATCTTAAACTATTTTTAAAACCTTTTTAAATCCTTTTAAATCGTTTTAAAAAATTTAATTCGATAAATCACTACTGCAATCATAAAAATGCAAATACGCGCGATTTAGGGCGGTTTTATGTTTTATTTAACTACACTTCGAAAATAGGCTTGCACATCCTCTAAAATATCCTCCTCGTCTTGTGGTGTTAAAACCAGGAAAGGGCGCGCAGGAATATCCACTTTTCTCCCACGTCCGGCTTTACCGCCAAACTGATGGATCGCTGCGTAAGGTTCATTGGTGCCGACCATGGCAATGCTATTATCATAATAGCTTGTGATACTGTTCATCAGATTTTCAGTATCCACCAGCGGTGTGCCTTGACGGTATTTCAGACCCAACCACTTCGGACGCCCGCCCGCTTCAAAGTTTTGCAACACCGCCGATTCCATCGTGCCGGCAATACTACGCATGAGTGGCGTGCGGTCTTGTGTCGCATTAATTAACCGTTCCAGTATTGCCGCAATTTGTTGCGTATTGTTAATTTCAATTTCTATCATAAGCGTTGATTTTTTAAAATTAAGGAGGTACATTTACCTTGCCACTAGAAAAGCGATGAATCTCGATGATCGCGGGCGAAGAGGTGAAATAGACTCGGGACTGTGTGCGGTGGGTTCGAGCCCCGCCTAGTGGCTTACTCTTTAAATGCCTTTCTCCATTGCTTATCACTGACCAATCTAAACGACTGTACAAAAATTTCCGATTCTTTGCTCAGAACTTTCAATACCGCGAGTAATTTCTTGCCATTCACATCCTTATAAAATTGGTATCCAAGTTTATCCTCTACGATTTTATCAGGTGAGTTGATAATATCCGGCAAACTTGCATAATCATCGATACTAAATTCCTGCCCATCACGACTATTAAACTGCTTGATTAAGGTATCATCAGATAGCCAAACTGTGCTGGTTTTACTTTTCAATAAATTTTTGTTTTCCACACTCAATACACCTGCCGCAAATTTAAAGTTTTTGGCTAGGCTATCACGTACCTGTAACATTTGCTCTGTGGTGAGTTTTTTGTCTTCATCGCTGATCGTTTGTTTCATTTCCGCCATTTGTTTGGCTAGCAAATTAAAATCGTGAACAAATTCGCCTCCGCGCATTTCCACTTTAGCAAACTGGTGCGCCAGCTTTTCCGGGTAAAGGTCTAAATTCGGTTTATAGTTAAGCCTGCCAACATTGTAATCAAAGCCTTTATCCGTTACCCTTACCGTGCCATCCGGTAATTTAAAGCCAATGGTTTTCTCACGGTTTCCTGCTTTATCGGCTGGGCGTTCCACCTCAACTAAAAATTCTGAGCTATCGTCCGGCTTATCCATACCACGGCGTTGTAAATCCCGTGCGCCCAGCGCAATCACTGAACAGCGACAATTAAACCCATTTGGGGGATAAAATGTCGTCCAAAATGGATCATCATAACGGTAAATCTTGCCATTTAATGCTAAGTGAGCCGGACGGGTTCTTTCGTCTCCCACGGCTGAATATTGCCAGTAGGGACGATTGTCCACATTATCCCGCATGCGTTGATAGCGTGCTGCAGAATAAGCAGACTGCATATTCACTCGGTAAATCGTATTTAAACGGCGGGGCGTGCCAAAATACTCCCCGGTATTAGGATCAGCCAATAAATTTCCATCAATACCACGGCTAACGCTTTTATCCTTGCCAAACACCCAGCCCTTGCGCTCAAACTCACCAAGCAATTCTTTTTTCCATTGATTAAAGCCCTTGCCTTCGCGCATGGCAGTTTCCAACGATTGGTAAATGTCTTTTGTCATTTCTAGACTAGACAAGCGCGCAATAGTCGTCGCACGGGCTAATGCGCTGTCTTGCAAGTCTTTCGCAAACACCTTTCCCGCCAGCATTTTCTTCTGACGGAGAAATTCGATGGCTTCTGTCGGCTCCATGCCGATAGCAAACTTAGGTGCGGTCGGCATTGGTTGCTCCCAACAAATCCGCCAAGAATAAGGCACTGGTTAAGTAGCGTTCGTGCGCTTCTGAAGTTAAATCCGGATAAAGCTCTGCCAGTTTGTCACCGGCCTCTTCGTAACTGTTACACGCAGACAACACCGCAACGGCTTTTTGCACCATTGGATCTAATTGTTGGTTAAAGTCCACTTGCGTCATACCGTGATCTAACAAACCATCCAACAAATCCTGCTCCGTCTCCCCTTTATTGCCGGCAGACAACGCCACATGCGCACTTTTACCCAAACACCCCGCACACTGACAACCCACCACATGCGCTGAAAGTGCGGTAGATTTCCCCGGTGTTTTTAAATCGGGATTAAAATCGCTTTGAACAGCTTTTAAAACCACTTCACCGTCTTGCGCTTCAGGAATGCCTAGTTTATCGCGCGTCCATTTTTCGGGGATTTGCACACCAATCCCCACCAGTTTCGGGATGGCATCAGCAAAAGTGCTTAAATCATCGTATTTCTTAGTGTCAAACTCAAAATACGGCACTCGGTGCAAAGCGATGTTTGGGTCAACGTTAATCTGCAAATAAGGCAAGATGATTTGTTGCGTAATGGTCTGCGCCACTTGTTTCGCGTCAGACACCAACAAATCACGGCGCACCTCATTATGCACGTTACCTAGCGCATTAGTTGAGCTTTTTCCGTCTGCGCCTGATGTGAGCGTTTGCCCTAAAATAAGGCGGGCAATGGATTTTTCACACCAGTCAACCATTTGCAAGAAAGGGTTATTTGCCGACCCAGCACCAGTATTTGCCGCATTATGCAATTCGATTGTCATAGAGTCAGGCATAATCCCTGCGGCATTATGTCCGATTTGTGCAAGTGCGCGTAATAGTGTGCGTTTTTCCTCATTTGTTGCCCCTGCGCCATATTTACCGATACGGATTGGCATGCCGTAAAGCTCCAAAAATTCTGCAAAATCTCGCACCGAATAATGCTTAAACATATAAAGCCAAGCCAGTGTGCGGAATAAGCCCATGCGTGCCAGTTGCACGGAACGGGACTTATGTGAATGCACCACCCAGCCGAACGGACGCAAAGGTTCACCCATGGCATTGCTCGGGGTTTTTAACAAGAGATTGTCGTTTTTATCTAGTTTGAACCACGACTGCGGGCGGGCGATAAAGTTATTCGGGATGTACTTACCGCCCTCAAGTTTCCACTCGATTTCTAACGCAGAAAAGCCGTGTCCTACCGCGTCCATCATATCCATCAGCAAGTTTTCAAAGTTCGGATATTGGTAAAACAACTCGTCAATTTCGGCTTGCAGTTTTTCTTCCGCCGGGGTTGCATTGCGCGGTTCTGCAATGCGCCAATCTAGCGTCAAAATCGCCCGTTTGCGCGTTTGAATATTCGCCCCAATGGCACTGTCTTGCTCTTCAATATCCATGAATAACTCGTGCTGTGCCGTAATATCGCCACTTTCCGCGTCTTCTAAAATGCTTTTCAGCTTTGACGGAGTAATGCGATTGCTCGGGTGATCCGATAACACACGCCCGTTTGCCGTCACCATGGCTTCATCAGTTTGGATTGGTTCCGCTTTTGTACTGACCAATATTTTAATTTTTTCCCAAAATTTCATGTGTTATCCTCGCCAAATACTATATAAATCTTCTTCCGCTTCAAATTCATCATGCCCCAAGTCTTCATCGTTTAAGCCTATCCACTCAATCGGGGCGGCGTTGGTGATGGCATTCTTCCACAACATTTCAAGTGCATCTGGGCCATCATCGTGGTCGGCTTTCGGAAAGTGGCGCAGTTGCGCAATCAAGGTCGCTTGTGTGCTGTGTAACAAAATCAAACCGTTCACCATGTGCGGTTGCAAGGATTCAATTCGGAGCATTTTGTCTGTGTTTGGCTTAATTGCGGTTGCCGGCACAGGGGCGCCACGTTGTGCTGAGCGCTTAACCAGTTCATCTTTTAAAAACTCCTGAAATTGCACGGTCTCAACAAACCAACGATGGCATTTGTATTGCTGTTGGAAACGGATCACATCTTCAATGATTAAATCCGGTAGGCGTTTTTTTACTTGCGCTTCGACTACATACAATTTGCCCGTGGCGCGGTGATACCCGCCCACCAAAATTGCCGACGGGTCTCGGCTTGCTCCCGCTTTGCCCAGTGACGGGTCAACTGCACCGAAATAAATCAAATCGGACGGCAGTTCCGTCCAGTATTTAATGGCATTGGCAAAAATCGCGTCATCACTGCTTAACGGGTCATTTTGATATTCCGAATCAAACGTGGCATGGCCGTCACGGGCACGGATCTTCATGAGTGTAAGTAACGGACGTGCTGCCCAGCTCACTTCTGAGCCTTTATCCATTGCTGCTTGATTAGCGTAATAAAAGGCATCCGCAACCGCCTCGCCCTCATTCAGGAAAAAATCTTCCCACTTGTCCCACAACGCCATATCGTCAGGCATTTTCTTCAGCGCTTTGAATTTGGCGGTTTTCCAGGCTTTGGAGCTCAAAGTGCGGTTCAGTACGCTGTCGTAATGCAGGATAGTTCCGATATACACCACGTCCAATTTATCGCCTGCCGCACCCAATGGGAGTACGGTCTTTTTCAACCAGTCGTGCAACTTATCACGCTGTTCTGCACTGCGGACTTGTTCGTCATTCTCAATATCGTCCAACACCACAAGATCAGGACGATAAGCCCCATGGCGCAAACCACGCAATTTCTTGCCAGAACCCGCCACCTGAACTTTCTGATTAGCCTTAGTGATAATGGTCGCCGCTTGCCATACGCGCCCTTGTCCTGCCACCTCCGGAAAGTCAATACGTAGGCGTTGGTTAAATTCCAATTCCACTTTGATGGCTTCTAACATCGGGTAGGCTTGGTCGATACTGTCCATCACGATCAGGGCATAGCGTTTTTGCTGTGTCACCAAGCAATAAAGCGTAAACAACTGCGACACTAACGTGGATTTCGCTTCACCTCGGGGCGCAGCAGTTGCCATATTGATAGGTTTAGGTACTTGTAATACGGCAGGGAGTTCGGCAAACAAATAATTGTGCAAATCAGAACGTGATGTTGACCGCACATAATGCGGAAAATAATTCGACACAAAAAAGTCATATCCTGTAACAGGATCTAACACCTTCTTGCGTCGTTCGCTGATAGCCGAAAGGGAATCATCCCACCCATCAAACTTTGCCTCAACCTTTTGCCGCAAGCTGTCTGAATAGGCTTTTAATTCCGCTAACAATTCTTTACTTTTCATAACTTACTCTAGAAGCCGATACACAAAAAGCAATAAATAAAAACCATCCCCAACCACTAATACCTTGGCTTAACAATAAGAATGCACAAATAATGGCTGTAATTGATGGCAACTGAAAAATTAAGAGTTTCATGCTTTAAATTCCTTATCTAAGGCTTTCGCAAACCCATCCAACAAGTCCGCAAAATCATTAATCAGCTCAGGCTTATTCGCTTGCACATAATCGCCAAACATCGTGATGGTTTTAATCGCAGTAGCAAGCTCCGAAACTTCTGGCAATAACCGCTTACTGCTCGCCACCATTTTTGAGTAGCTGTCACCCAAACCTTGGATCAGTTTAGCTTTATCGCTTACTGGCAAGTCTTCCGCATGACGTAGATCTTCCATGGTTTTCTCAAAATAGATGACAAAGGTGGTGAGCATACCGCGCGCCACGTCTTCCACTTTGCCACTTGCCATGGTGTTCGCATCACGCACTGTGTCCCAGTTGTCGCCACGTGCTTCCGCTTCTTTCTTCCAGCGTCGCGCCGTGTTGTAAGAGACCTTGGCTTTTTCGGCGGCTTGTTCTAGCGTTAGGCAATCAAACACATAGTAACGGCGCACATAAGCCTTGATTTTTTCATCGTGTGCCATCATCAGCCCCCGAATTTTGCTTTGATGAGCTCAAAGCCTACCGACACCACCAAGCCACCTAAACCGCCCGCCATCACGGATTTAATGCCCAATTTATCCATGCGCGCTTCAAGCATTTCTAATCGGGTGTCGATGTCGTCCACACGGTCGTCTAATCGGTCGATTTTGCGGTTTACTTCGCGTGTTAAATTCAAAATTTCATCTAGTTTTTGATTGGTTAGCGCTTGTTCTGCTTCGTGTTCTAACCGTTTACGTTCTCTTGCCGACATTATTTATCCGCCTTTCTGTCGAGTTTTTCAGTAATAGAGTTTAGTTGATTGGTGATGGCATCCAGTTTATCCATCACATTTTTATTCACGATGCTCGCCACTTCTTTCGAGAGATAATCCCGTTTTACTTGGTCAACTTCGTCATGCAGTTGCTTAAATTCGCCATCTAGCCGCTTAAACCAAAGCCCGATAAAAAATACCGCAATCGATACCAACGCGTTAAACACCATGATGCCGTTAATGTGTAGTTCCATTTTCACCCCCACAAATTGCCCGCCATGTGTCGTTATGCGCTTTGATTTGGCGCAGTGTTTCGGTGGTGTCTTGACGGCTGGCATAGATTTTGCCAAAGCCATCGCACGCCGTATTAATCACGTAGATCGGCTGACTTTTGCATGCTGTCAATAAGCTCGTCACGAGTACTGCTATGAGCGTTTTCTTCATTTTTTCTGCGTTCCTTTTGGTTATTCACACGGATTTGTAGCACTTGATTTTGTGTTTCGAGTTGTTTTTTAGCTTGCTCTAAATTGGCCGTTTTAGCCTTTGCTCTGCGCCAAAGTCCCCAAAATAACAATAGGGTAGCCCCTAGCGTCGTCATCAAAATATGCAATAGATTCATTTTGTGCCTCACAGTCTTGGTCGCGGATAGTCGTCATTATCATGACGTTGGGATTGATAGTTTTGATTGTTATTGCGTTTGTTTTTGGACTGATATGCCATCACTGCGCCTTTTGTTGCTGCCGACCCGCCGCAGAAAAACGCAAAATACAAATAGAGATCGGTCGCATTGTCACGACCGAGATAAACGGAATACACGAGCACACCGGCAAGCACTAAAAAGCCAAAAAACTGAATAAAGCCCGTGGTGCTGGCGCGCCCATTATCGTTAGTAAAGAGTTCAAAAAATTTCTTCATGCGGTTAATCTCAACATTAATGCTAACGCCGGTGTCATCTTGCCGTAACCGACATAACTCCACGCATTTTTACTGTAAAAGTGCGGGCGATTTTTCGGTTGTTTTTTAACAGGTCGAATCCAATTTAAAAGACGTTTAAATACGCCTAAAAACTTAAACTTCATTGTCTTGTGCTCCATATCTCAAGTTTTGTGCCACACGATTCACCCAGCCTTTGCCATATCTTTCAAAGTTCTTTAATCGGGTGTAAAAATTAAGGCGTTCGCCATTTAACACCATCAACGTGTCAGAGATTGGATTGCGATTGATGGCCTCAATAGAGTATTTGCCGATGATGCCGTCATCTAACACACCCACCGCACGTTGCAACATACGGCTCGCATTGCCAAAACCGTGATTGACTGCGGCATCAAAAAATTGATAGGCGATAGCCGGAGGCATTTGGTCGCATTGATAGCGTACCCAAAAGGCACGATGATAGATTTCGTAGGCTTGTTGACGCGTCATGGTTTTCATGTCGCCGGTATAGCCGTTCGCCTGTGCAGTACGTTTTGTCACGCCCCAGTTGGTTTCGCCTCCGGGGTCACGTGGGTCATTGACGTAACCGCCCTCATGTCCGATAAGGCGGTCAAAAATTTGTTGGAAAGTTAAAGACATAAAAAAACCTCAAACATAAAATGATTTGAGGTTTATTGTCTTAAAAAGAGGATTGTAAGGGGAGTTAGCGAGATTCAGCGCAATCAGAACAATGTTGCTTGATTCTGAGCTGAAGTTGTTCTGGATTTTTTGAGGATTTTCCATACCTGACGATCAGATATGGAATATTTAGGACAAAGCTCTAACAGTGCCGTACGGATACTTTTCTTTTCAACTTCTGTCATAAAATCCAAGTCGGCTTGTAGTTGTGCATTACGCAATATACGTAGGGCCGATTCGCACCGAGGAATGTAAGTATCTTCTCCCATAAAATATTGACGCAATTTAACCGCACTTTCAGGGCCAATCAACTCTTTTAATTTAGGAAAATACACCTCTCCATCAGAAAACTTAAATGTTGACCCGCCAAATTGCGCAATTATTTTTTCGGTATTTACAAAACCAACAGCCTCAATCATGCCAAGCACTGACTCAGGCAAATACTCAGACACATCTTCAAATTTAGACCGCATAAACCATCCCTATCTTGACTATTTTGGACGGATTGTCGCACGGAAATTTCAAAAAGCAGGTTTCTACATGAAAAAAAATAAAAAGCCCCAACTTAATCGCTGGGGCTGAATAATTATTCACGACCTTATTTTTTTAACTGCAATACTTGTGGCAGTAGCTGTAACGTCATTTTCCATGCTTGTTCTGATTCAGTTGGCGATAGTGCTTTGCAATCTACATATTCGTTGCCATAGTCGCTGGTGTCAGTCTTATCCTGCGCCACAATCAAGGTAATCTTACGCAATGCGCAACCTGCAATCGGATTTCTATCGTGACCGGCTGAACCGTCTTTCATCGAAAACGCTGTATTACGCAAGGCTTGATAATCTCCCTGTAAGGCTTTTTGTAATTCATTCTTTGCTTTGTCAGTCATAGCAAGTGATGACAATGACACTGCGAATAGACCCAATAAAACTGCTATTTTTCTCATATTTTCTCCAATAAAAAAGGCTCCATAGGAGCCTTTAATTTACGCTTAATTTATTGGTATGCAACTAATTTTTAGCTTTCTGCTTTCTTCGATCATACACCGACAACATTTGCACCACTTTTTTCAGTTGCCACACTTCCAGCCAATGCACGAAATTCACGCCAAACGCTTTTTTAGCAATTCCGTCAGCATAACTTTGCGGCAGACCGTATTCGGTTAAAAGTGCGGTGATTTTTGCTAAATATTGCGCCTTGTCCGCCTTTGGTGTAGGGCGTTTTGGCGCATTTTTAGTGCTAAACACCACGCCTTTCGCTGTCATGGCACGCAATACCTGCATAAGTTCGGTATCCGTCATCACCGTGCAACTGTGTTTGTCCACCGTGTCTAACAAAAAGCGTTTATATTGTTCATCGGTCATTTTCAGCATGCTTTTGCCGATGTGGACTTTTTGGATCATCTGTTTACGGGTTTGTGGTTGCATCTTGTTCCTCTTTCCATGCTTTCCAAATTAAATATTCCGGCATATCCTTTACAAATTCCAATTTCCCAATAGCAGCATATTGTTCAATGTATTGTATTGCGGCAGTGCGCTTGTCTTCCTCTAATTTCTCCGTATTTTTCACCGCACTTTTACCTTGCTCGTTGCGCACCACGGCAAACAACGGCTTAGCCCCATCATAGACCTTTTTAAGGTAGTTATGATTGGTTAGTGCTACCACATTTCGGGTCTCACGACGGTTTTTCATAACGCCACTAACGGTTTCGGTCAGCGCATGGGATAACAACGGACTCGGCTGATACATCCCCAATACTTCTTGCATTAATT